AAACTAAAGTTGGAACGTTATCAAGAACTTTACGTACAAGATATTGGACAAGCGATTGGCCTGAAATGTACAAGTTTATAAAAGAAAATGATATGCCTGAGTTCTTTGAAAAGAGATTAGTTCAATCAACAGTTAAAGAGTTTTTAGAACAAAACCCTGACAAAGCACCACCAGGTTTACAAGCAACAAGTGAATACACAGTAAGAATAACTAAAAGTAGAACTAAGGAGGAAGTATGAGTACAGATTTAGACGTATTTGGTAGCACCGCAATAGCAACACATACCCGTAGAGATGATGGCTTTACTGCTAATATAACAGGTAGTTCATCAACTGCTAAACGTATATCTATTCGTGGCGGTAAATTTAGATTGATGGTTAATGGTAAAGAAGTTGAGAAGTCAAATCAAGACGCACTCGATGTAGTTATTGTTAATGCATCACCACACGTTCATAGAATGTATTTTTCTAAAGCATATGTGCCTGGTGAGAAGATGCCACCACCAACATGCTGGACATCTGATAGTCAAAAACCTGATGAAGCAGTTGTAGAGAAGCAAGCAGAAAATTGTTTATCATGCCCACAAAATATTAAAGGCTCAGGCGCTAACGGAACTAAAGCATGTCGTTTTAGTAGACGTGTTGCGGTAGTTCGTGCTGATGATATGAATGGTGATGTATATCAAATGACTTTACCTGCGCAATCCATATTTGGTAATGGTACAAAAGATTGTAAACCACTACATGAATATACAGATTACGTTCGTGCTAATGGTCAAAACCTAATGTCTGTTGTATCACGCGTATCTTTTGATGAAGACTCATCAAGTACTAAAATTGGTTTCAAAGCTATTCGTATTCTTAATGATGACGAGTATGCAGCATGTGCCACGAAGTCAACTTCAGAAGAAGCTAAACGTGCAATTACTTTATCAGTAAACGTTAACAAAGATGAAGATGGTGAAGAGTTTGAGAATAAGAAACAACAACCTATTCAACGTCCTGAAGTACTAAAAGTAATAGACGATATTCCTGAACCAACAGTTCGTGCAACGGAGAAACCTACACCTCCACCAGCACCAAAACCAGCAGCACCTAAAGCAGATCAAGGTGATGTTAGTTTAGATGACTTGGTATCAGATTGGGCATAAGTATGAGAGGCTATTCTCAAATCATAGTAGAAGCAAATTTGCAAGCGAAAGAGACTATCGGGACTATATTAGGTGCTATGTGCATATCACTTAAATACCCCGCTAGTCAAGTAGCTAAAAAGCTTCAAGTTTCAAGACAAACGGTGTATGATTGGTTCTCTGGTAGGAAAAAACCAACCGTACGACATCAGTTAAAAATAAAAGAATTGATCGTTACGTTAAACACCAAAAAGTAACACAACGGGCGAAAGCACCTTTACTTATATATTGCTAGATGGTAGTTAATTTATAAACCGCAAGTAGCCCACCAATTTTAAGCAGTAAAACTTATTTCGAGAGAAACATGCAAACAAAAGAATTCTTACAACAAGTATGGCCTGAGACGGGATATTATTGCATCCTCGGTAAGGACCAACAAAATGTAGTAGTTCCAAAGTTTATAGATTCCATAGAAGAAGCAGTAACCGCAGTAAACAGATTACTAGAAGATCAACAAGATGTTTACTTCGCATGTTCTACATACATTGAACCTACAGAAAGAAAAAAGGTTAATGCTAAAGAACAACGTATTTTATGGTTAGATATAGATTGTGGCTTTGACGCTAAAAAGCGTAAATGGAAAGACTATGAAACTAAAGACGATGCGTTAAAAGCATTACGTAAATTTACAGATGATACCCAACTACCTGAGCCAACGATTGTTGATTCGGGTCGTGGCGTACATTGTTATTGGTCGTTCACAGAACCAGTAGATAAAGCTATATGGCAACCTGTTGCTGAAGGATTAAAGTTTTTATGTGTAAAACATGGACTTAAAGCTGACGGCGCATGCACTGCAGATATGGCTCGTATTCTTCGAGTTCCTGGTACAAAAAATTATAAAGATGTTAGTAAACCTGAAGATGTAGTAGTTATCAACGAAGGTAAACCTACACCTTTTGATGAGTTAGCAAGTCTTATTCCTATTCATCTATCAGATAAACCTAAAGCTAAACGTCCTTTAGATGAAGCTACTAAAGCTATCTTAGGTAACAACTCCTCTAAGTTTATGAAGATCATTGAACGTTGTCGTAAAGACGATGGTTGTGGTCAACTCATTCATATCATGACTAAACAGTCGACTATAGAAGAACCCCTATGGAGATCAGGATTATCTATTGCTGCATATTGCGAAGACTCTGAAGCTGCGATACATAATATATCTAAACATCATCCTGATTACGAATATGCTAGAACAGAAGCTAAAGCTAGCGGCATACCAGGTCCTCATACATGTAAACAATTTGAAGGCTTACGTCCTGAAGGTTGTGATGGATGTAAACATAAAGGTAAGATTACATCTCCTATTGAATTAGGTAGAGTTATTCTACGTTCTAAAGGAGCAGATAATGTTGTTAAAGCTAAGTCTGAAGAACTAGGACAAGAAGTAACATATCATATACCTGACTATCCCTTCCCTTATTTCAGAGGTAAGAATGGTGGTATATATAAAACTGTAGCTGAAGAAGATGAAGAAGCTATCATGGTCTATGACTATGACTTCTATCTTGTTGAGATTCTACATGATGCAGCTGCAGGTTTCTGTGCATGGTTTAAAATGCACCTACCTTTTGATGGAGTGCAAGAGTTTATAGCACCTGTGACACAACTATTATCTCGTGATGAAGCACGTAAAGTTCTTAATGCTACAGGTATATTTAGAAACGGTAAGAAGCTAGATTATGTTATTGATTATATTATTGCTGTATTAGAAGCACATCAAAAACAAAAGAAGGCTACCCCTATGTATAAACAATATGGGTGGAACGCAGCATTTAATAAAATTGTTATAGGTAATCGTGAGATCAGTGCTTTCGGTGTTAAATATGTTCCTGTATCCGAAGCATTAAAAGACGTCAATCCTGCTCTACAAAAGAAAGGCACATTTGAAGAATGGAAGAAAGCCATATCTGTATATGAAAGAAAAGGTATGGAGTTACGTGCATTTGGTTTCTTCTGTGCATTTGGTTCCCTACTCATGCCATTCTTTAAGACTAGAGAAAAATCAGCAGTTATAAATTTATACAATCCTAGCACAGGACAAGGTAAGTCTACTGTATTACAAGCTATGACTAGTGTGTATGGTAACCCTGAAATGAATGCTAATCTTATTCAATTATGGGGCGATACAGGTAATGCCGTAATTAATCGTATGGGTTATATGAATAACTTACCTGCAGCTGTAGATGAATTTACTAAAGTAACTCCTGATCAACTACATGACTTCTTAAAGTTTATGTCAACAGGTCGTGGTAAAAATAGATTAGGTAGTAATGGCACAAATAGAGAAAGACAGAACGACACTATATTTAATCTTATTTGCGTAGTATCTTCTAATACAGATTTCAGAACAGTTATCTTTTCAAAGAATGCTCAAGCTAGTGGTGAAATGGCTCGTTTCTTACAAATAAGAATTGAGAAAGATCATTCACTATCAAAGTCAGAAGCAGATGACTACTTTGGTCGTTTGTTTGATAACTATGGCCATGCAGGAGAAATATATGCTCAATGGATTATATCTAATTTAGATATTGTAAAAGCTTCCTTATTAGAAACTCAAAAAAGTATTGATAAAGCATGGAACATTACAGGCGAAGACCGCAAGTATTCTGCAACACTATCAGCTGTATTCTTAGGCGCTCAAATAGCTAAACAGTTAGGCATACATAATATTGATTTAGAACCTGTTAAACACGCTATTAAGTTAGAATTAGAGAAGTCAAGAATAGAAATTAAGGCTCGTGATTTTGATGCTATGGAAACATTAACTGCATTCTTACATGAAAATTTAAAGAATACACTAGTGATTAATAGTGTTACAGATTCACGTACAGGACTACAAGAAGCTCCTTTACTAAAACCAAGCAATGAGTTACGAGTCAGAATTGAGCCTGATAATAGTACAATTTATATCCCTTGCGGTATAATGCGCTCACATTTAGAGGAGAACGGCAACGTTTCTTATGACGATTTTGTTAATAAATTACGAGAAAACAAAGTTCTTAAACCTAGATCAGGTGATAATAAAGTAATGCATAAAGGATTAGATATCAGTGGTTCAGGACAAAGATGCCTATGGATTGATAACTCAACCTTTGAAGATATTAAGACTAACAACTTACCATTGGATATACCACGAAGTGTTAACTAACGGCGTAGATTATCAGATAGATTGGCCTGCTTTTATACCAGGCTCGTCTATCTTTATACCTGCTATTGATACAGAATCAGCTATCAAGGCTATACAAAAAGAAAGTGAACGACTAGAGTTTCAGTTCGTCCACAAGATTGTTATAGAAGATGGGGTTAAAGGCATTAGAGTCTGGCGACTATAGATCGCCTTGTTTTCTTAATTGTTGGATGAAGCGGTCTTTTGTTTCACCAATTTGAACTTTGAAACCTAACGCTTCCTGTCTGTCTTTAACAATACGAGCTAAGGCATCTTGCTTATCTTTTGCGGACATAGTAGTAGATTTATAAACTCTTTTTTCTTCTTCGCGTAATCTTGATAAAAAGTTAGATACGCGATCCATAGTTTTTTGTAATTGAATTAGTTCTCTATTATTATCTTTATCTAAATATTTTTGAGCTTCTTCAATACTTACATCTCTATAATTAGGGTATGATTTAACTACTCTTTGAACTTCTTTATTAAGTTCATAGAAATCATTTATATTTCTACTACCTTCAAGTTTACTTACAAAACCGCTCATATTAGGTATATCAAGTAATTTTTCTTTAGTTGTTTTTCCAGGACGTTGACGACCTTGATTCTCTGCAATCATATCATTGGTAATCCATGCAATTAAACCCATACTAGTAGCTAGATACTGTTGTAAAAAGTGATCTACCATCATAGGCGATACTGTATTACCTCCTAAAATTCTAGCTAGTTCAGATGTATTTTTAGGACTATATTGTTGTTCAGGTTCTAACCCTTGTAATCCTTGACCTACAATATCCCTATTAGTAGTAAAATCTTTATTTAACATAAGTTCAAAAGGTCCTGAAGCAGCTGTAGGCATCATAGATGGGGTTGCTAATGCTCTAATCGCTCCTTCTTTTAAAGCCTTTTTAAACTTAGTTGGATCTTCTGTTTCTTTAATATATCGATTAAATACATGTTCAGGAATAACTTTAAATAATAATGTTGGAAGATCATAACGCATTGGAATTTTATATCCATTAGGTAATATAAAGAAAGCGTCTCTTTCAGTAGGGTCTAATTTTTCATACTCATCATCGTCCGACATTAAACATAAGTATAATAAAGTAGCTCCTACAACAGATGCTCCATTTGACCAATATCTTAATAACGCTTGTTTTTTAGTTAATGGATTAATACTATCCCCAAAAAAAGTTGCTAAATTAATATGTAAACCTTGTAAGTTTGCATTAACGAATGGTGCTATTTGTCTTGTAATTGCAATACCTTGTGATGAACCTGTTCTTCTAAAGTTAATAATTTCTTCAGCAGCATTAGTAGCTAAAGCTTTATCCCCTGTTTCAAGCATATGTTGAGAATATACTGCTTGACGAATTATATTATCCGAAGCCATCGATAAAAAAGTAAAAGGAGATGCTATAGCGCTAAGTAACTTATCAAGCTTAGTTATTTTTTTAGCTTCTTTAGATGCTTCAACATCAATATGATTAAACTCTTTACTGTAATCAGGCTGACCTACAGTTACTGTCTTTTTAAGTTCTTGTCTTGCATTACTTAAGAACAACGGAGTTAACACAATTTCCTTCATAACTTGTACTGGAATCAAATAACCATGTTTAACACCTGAAGCGGTTATAGCATTAAACATATCCATAGGAATCTGACGTAAAGAGAATATAGGATTTAATACAATGTTTAATCGTAAGAATTTAGAAGGCATAGCCCAATATTTTAACCATGGAATCATAACAGGTTCTAAACCTGTAAATCCATCTACCATATGTGCGCCATCAGGACCTTGGAATTCATAACGGCTAGGTGTACCCTTTTCCCATATAGTTACAGTATTACCTGTTTCGCTTCGTTTACCTATAGGAAATGGTCTAATATCATCAGGATGTGTTTGCTTATATAAATCAATTTTGTTTTTAGCGTAGTGATTATTGATACCTTTTCTTATAATATAGGATACCCACTTTTCCATATTATCAATCACGTTATTAACTTCTTGATGAGACCCTCGGAATGATTTATCTTTAGTAGCATCTAATAAGCCATTAGAATATTCTTTAGGACCTTTTCTAGCTTCTAACTGTGCTATGGTATAGAAAGGTACATAATCCATAATTGCTAATAAATCTTCAATTTTTGCCTGTGTATACAATTCTTGCTCTGCAGCAAATTTTAAAACTTTTTCACGAACACCGTTCCATATATCATACGCATCTTTTAGTTCAGGAATATCCTCAAAGAATTTTAATCCCGCTTGTATTTCTGCACGATTCATATGAACAAGTTTATAATTTTTACGTAAAAGTTTTTCAGCTTGTTGTTTCTTGCCTTGATTAAGTAAGTTCAACACTTCAGCTTTTAACTGTCTATTGGATTCAATTAATCCTTTTGATCTAAGGGCAATAAATGCCGCACTTGCATATTGATAAGTTTTTAAAAGATCGTATTTATATTTTTTAGAAACATTATTAAGAATGTCATTAATACCTTTCATACTAATGTCAGATTTAGTTATATCAAATTTATATTTTTCAGGATTATAATTAATATTACCAAAATGTAAAAATGCAGCAGCTACAGCATCTGCTTTAACTGCTTGAGATACAGCTAATTGATAGAAAGCTTTAGCATAATCTTCCATAGATACACCAGCAGCTTTTAAGGTATTTAATATCTTTTTATTAACAGACATATCAAATGAAAACGCGGCTTTTCTAAATTCATTTACTTTTCGTACAGGACTAAATGGAAGTTTAGGAGGTTCTACTTTAGGGCGAACAGTGCCAGTTTTTCTTAACTGTTCATCCATATCTTTTGCAGATCTGTGTTGTAATGTTACTTCAGGACCCAATGCTTCTACAGCTCCTGGTCTTTCACCTGTCATTAGTTCAGGTGCTAAACTTACAATATCACTCATGAGGGAGTTAGATATATCAAGACCTAAGAGTCTATTGAATGCACTCATTAAATCAAACCATAGTGATGACTTAGGAGCAGGGGTAGGGGCTACACTTCTTTGCTTAGCTAAGAATCTTTGGAAGTCCATGTCATTGAACGCATAAGATACAAACTCTTCCATATTCTTAAACGCATCACCAAATGTTTTTTCTTCTTGCATGGCAGCTACTTCAGCTGCATCAAATATATCTACAAGTTGTTGACCTATAACAGAGTTACCTTTGGCTTTAGGTCTACCATTCTTATCCATCGTTACATGACGTCTTACCGCCCATACTGTAGCAGCATGAGTGCCTTCATGATAGATTGAATCAGTGCCTGCTTTAGGGCTAATAGTAGTATCGTTAAGTATCGAACGATATTTACCAAACTCACCTTTAGGCATACCCATAACTTTATACTTACCTTTAAGCACATTAGGTAATGTTTCAAACATATTATGTAATACTTTTTGAACAGGATTTAGTTTATCAAAATGTTGTCTTTTAATAATACTAAGAGCTTGACCTAATGTGTTAGCAGGTTTTGTTGTGTTAACAATAGCTTGACCTTCAGGAGTGCCTTCTGTTTTAGACTCAAGAGGTTCTTCAGTTCTACCCGCAAGAAACTCCTCTTGCATAGCTCTAAACTCTGCGTCTGTTTGTTCTTTTGGTGCAACTGCTGATTCACCTTTAGCAGCTTCAACACCTTCTTTCATAAGAGCTTTCTTCTCTTGAGGTGTCATCTTAACTTTATATTCATCGTAGAGATTACTTAAAGTTATATAGTCACGTGCTTGTTGATTTAATTCTCTACGTTCAGTATCAATAACGTTAGGATTTTTTAAATCTTCTATGAGGTATCTTGGAGGATCTTTGAGTGCAGTAAGAACATTAGCTAAATTATTAGACTGTTTAACAACAGGTAATGTAGGTGATACTTTTTTAGCAAGTTCTTTTAGTTTAGATTCGTATTTTGAATACTCAATAGCTGCATCATCTTTAAGCTTTTGAATGTATCGAGTTCTAGCTTCATAACGTAAATTAAGATCAGGTTGATTGAGCAGCTCCATAAGACTCATGATGCGCTCTTTACTTTCAGGTTGTATAGCTTTAGCTTTAGCTTCAGGCCCCTTAATTGTTTCTAGTGGAGCGTTGAGATCTTCCGTTCCTGTTTGATCGACTCCAACAGGACTTCCACTGATATCAACTGTAGGTCCGAAACGTCCTTGAGTTCCTCCGGGAGTTCCATATTTAGATCCTCCAGATACTGCATCGCTAATTGTAGTTGTTCCAAGGTCAAGTCTTCCACTTTCAACTCCTTTTAAGTAATCGTCTACTGCTGATTCGTTTATTTTACCCTTGTTAGCTTCCAACGTTTTATTAATTAAATCACGACCTTCATCTGTAGAACCATCAACACCTTCCAGTGCCTTAAATGCATTAGATTTAGGGTTTAATCCCCACGAAGTTAACGTAGCTTTATCTAGGGTCGTTGTCGGCTCTGTTATAACTTCGGCTTCTTCAACTTCAGGTTCAATAGGTTTAGCTTTGGATTGTAAATCTTTCCATGTTTCATCAATCATTGTATCTCGTGATGGACGTTGCTTTTGTAACTTATCCTCACTTAGTTCACTTTGTTCTTGTTCTTTTTGAAGTTCGGTTTGAAATTCTTTATACTTACTGTAAGCATTGGAAGATCCACCAATACCTGAACCAACAGCTAACCCTGCCCAACCCGCTTCAAATATTTGTGATCTAGATTCTTCTGTAGATAAATCACCCCCTGCTTGATGTATTTCTGCAGCTTGTTCAAGCATTTCAGTAGGCATTTCTGAAATACCTCTACCGACACCTTTTACAGTTGCTTTACCTATTTCTTTAGTAACAGCAGCTGTAACACCTTCTCCCGCTGCTTTACGCTTAGCTATTTCTTGAGTTACTTTATTCATCATAGCTTTTTGACCAAACTTACTACCAATACCACCAACAAATCTATCAACAATAAATCCAAGAGGCGCAGTAAGTGCTGCCCATGTTCTTGCTTGATTAGTATCTAAATCTTCAGGAGCTTTATTAACTAGCCCTTGAGTTGACATAAAATTACCATATTGTTGTAAACCATAAGCACCAATACCTGCTATGGTAGCTGCAACTGGAGCTGCGATTGGCGCTGCTGGACCCGTAACCATTGCTGTTCCTGTACCTACTAATAAGGAAGTTAATAGAGGAACTGCAAACTGAGGACCTGATTTAAGAACTTGTTCTACAATATAAGAAGGGACTTGAGCCCCTGCAGGGAGTAAACCTTTTTCATGGGCAATACGATTAATATCAGCAGCTGTTAATGTAGGCGTAACTTGTTGTCCTGCTTCAGATTTAATTTCTTGCATTTTAAGAGCCGCAGCTTCTAAATCACCACGATCTTTAGCAGAACCTAATTCATAACCTCGTTTAATATCACCAAAAGAAGTAACACCTTGTTTTAAAGATTCTCCAGCACGAGCTAAGAAGCCTACATCTTCTGGTTTAGGTTGTGCTTTTGTAACAAGGGGAGTTTCTTCTGTAGGAACTTCTTCAGGAGTTAAAGCTCGGATTTGATCAGCTATTTTTTGTGCTGTTGCTTTATCACCAGTTGCATCAGCGTTTTCAAGTAAAGAATAAAGAGAATCTACATCTGTTGCTGGTTCATCAGCTGTATCTTCTGGAGATATTAATCTAATTTGATCTGCTAGACTTTGAGCAGTTTTAGTATCACCCGCCGCATCGGCTTGTTCTAGTGCCTTGTAAAGGGCATTTATATTTTCCATGATTTATTATTGTAAGTAGTCGTCTTGATCACCCATATTATCATACATAGGATCAGTTAACTGCATTTCCGCTGCTGTATTTGTGGAACGACTTCCTGTAGCAGGATATTTATTTAATAAATTAGTTCTATTAGCAGGCTGAGCGGCTATAGGAGCTTTAGTAGATTTAGCATTTGATTTACCTGATAGGGAAGCATTTGCTTTATTTGCTTGAAGTTTATCCATATAATCAGCGGGTAATGTTTTAGCTGAAATATCTCTAAGGATATAATCTTCTGTTTCTTTTTTATATCTATTAAGTTCAGTGCTATATACATCAGGACGATCACGCATAAGAGTTTCAAAAGAACCGCCTGGATATTGAGCTTTCATTTTTTCTGTTGCAATTTTTTCAACTTGAACTTTTAATTTTTTCTCATCAAGTCCTGCTGTTTTTAAAATTTTAGCACGTTCAGTAGCAAGTTTAGCACCAAGGGTAGCATTAACTTTTTGAGCTTCAAATTCTTTAGTTCTAGCTGATTCTTTAAAAGCAGCTGCTGTTTTAAAGTCTCCTATAGATTCAGCATACTTAGCTTGCTCAAGCTCATTTAGAGCGGCACGATTTAATCGTTTAGCAGCAATAATATTTTTATTCATTTCAGCAATAGCAGGACCAGCTTTAACCCCTGCAGCTACAGCGCCTCTTACAAAACCACCAGGTGTTGTGCCAAATCCTTCCGCTAATTTAAACAAAACATTAGCTTTATCAGCTTCTCTACTTTCTTTTATATCTTCTAATGTTTGTGCTTCTAAATCTTGTTTACGTTTTTTATAAAAATCAGGATCAACAAAACCTGATTTTAGCTCTTGTGTTTCCATTACTAAATCATCTGCTGTAGGTATTTTAGGAATAGGCATTCTAAAAGCCGCATAAGGGTCTTTTACTAAATCTCCGGCAGCAAAGGCAACAATTCCACCGTTTGCATAATTATTTTCATTAAACATATTTTCATTAATAGGAAGTGATGATACCCCAGCGTCCATGTTTTGCTGAGCAGGGGCAGGATTAGCCATATCTGTAGCAGGCATCATAGATGAAGGATTTAAACTTGCAATACCTTGAGGTTGATCAGATTGAGCTAGTTTATTTTGTACTTGTTCAGTTACTGTTTCTGAAGGCGCAGGCATACTAGCATTCAT